ACATGGCCGAGGCTATGGCCCGTATTGCCTACCAGCGAGCATTGCAGGGCGACTTCAAGTTCTGGGACGCCATCGTTGACCGGATCGACGGCAAGGTCGCGGACAAGCTCGAGGCGAAGCTCACCAGCGTGGCCAAGGCGGTGCCCGCGAAGATATTGGACGACGTACTCAATGCCGATAGACGTGCTAGAAACAACGGCCACAACGGCCAGTGATCGTCCCTACAAGCCGCGGGGGGTAGCCGATCGGCTTTTCCAATGCGACGCGCCGGAGGTGTTGCTAGAGGGACCGGCGGGCACAGGCAAGTCGCGGGCAGCGCTTGAGAAGGTGCTACTTTATTGCATGCATTGGGACGGCTGCCGGGTGCTGCTCATGCGCCAGACGCGCGAGAGTATGAGCGAATCGGTCCTGGTCACGTTCGAGAAGAAGGTGGTGCCAGAAGGCCACCCGATCCTAGGCGGCGCCAGCAGGCGGTTCCGCCAGGTCTATGACTTCCCGAACGGCTCGACGATCGTGGTCGGCGGCCTCGACAAGCCCGACAAGATCATGTCCACCGACTACGACCTGGTGGTGGTATTCGAGGCGACCGAAATATCACAGGACGCGTGGGAGAAGCTGACGACCCGCTTGCGCAACGGCGTGCTGCCCTTCCAGCAGGCCATCGCAGATTGTAACCCAGGGGCGTCCACGCACTGGCTGAACCAACGAGCCAACGACGGCCAGATGGTGCGGCTACTGTCACGACATGAGGACAACCCAGAGCTGCACGATGGCCGCGGATGGACACGCAACGGCGCCCGGTACATCGACAAGCTCGAGCGGCTTGGCGGTCATCGACGCGAGCGGCTACGGTTCGGGCGATGGGCAACGGCTGAAGGGCTGGTCTATTCAGCCTGGGACGCCGCGGTCAATCTGGTGGAATCCTTCGCAATACCGAACGACTGGCGACGCATCCGCGTTATCGACTTCGGATTCGTGAACCCCTTCGTCTGCCAGTGGTGGGCAATCGACCACGACGGTCGCATGTACATGTACCGAGAAATCTACAGAACGAAGCAGCTAGTACGCGACATGGCCCACGCGATCAACCGGTGGGACGAGCGGATCGAGGCCACGATCGCAGACCACGACGCCGAGGACCGCGCAACGCTTGCCGCGGAGGGCATCGAAACGATCGCGGCGAATAAGTCGGTGCTGCCAGGAATCGAGAGCGTGGCGGCGAGAATCCGGCCAGAGGACGACGACAAGCCCCGGCTATACATACTCAGCGACACGCTAGTCGATCGCGACCAAGAACTGGCCGAGCAGAAAAAGCCATGCGGCACTGCCGAGGAGTTGGACGGCTACGCCTGGCACTCAGCACCGAGCGGCAAACTCGCGAAGGACCAGCCGGTCAAGATCGACGATCACGGAATGGACGCCATGAGATACGCGGTTGCCTACGTTGACGGCATCGGCGCGCAGGACCTCGAGGTGCGGATCTTCGGCGGCGGCGGCGTTGACCTTGACGGCTTCGACGATAACAACGACGACGACGGCTTGTGGGTCGGGCGATAGCCGACTGCCACAACTTGAACATGGGGCGAACCATTGCAGATAACAGACACTCACCCGCTGCTCCTGGACAATCTGGCCAAGGCCCAAACGACACCAGACAAGTGGCTCGATTCGACCGTCCACCTGATGCCAGGCGCGGGCGTGCTTGGCTCGCGGGAGCATCCGTTCAGATACGACCGGGCCATCGACTTATACAACTCATGGGTGTATGCGGCCATAAACCTCAACGCTACGGCGATCGCATCGCTGCCGCTCAAGCTGTTCGCCAAGCGACGCAGCACGACCAAACTATGCGAAACCAGGGCGGCGAGCCGTCGCACGCTGGCCTACCTGAACGGCGACCAGCAGCACAGCGCTATCGGCGCTATCAGGCCGCACCGCGACACGATGCGGAAGATAAGCGACCTGGGCGGCGATTTTGTGGAGGTCATCGGATCGCATCCGCTGATGTCGGTCTTGCACGACGCCAACTACTGGTATAACGGCTTCGACCTGATGCAGCTTCTGGTTATCTATTTGGAATGTACCGGCAACGCATATTGGCACCCGATCATCGACCCGGTGCTGCAAGTACCGAACGCGATCTGGCCTATGCCCACCCAGTGGGTTCGAGTGGTGCCGAGCGACGACAACTTCGTCGAGGGCTATGCATACGGACGGACCAGAATGGACGCGCAGGAATTTGACGTTGACGAGGTGATCCACTTCAGGACGGCCAACCCAAGCGACCAGGGCGTGTTTTACGGAATGGGCAAGATTGAAGCTGGCTGGAAAGCGGTGCTGCTCAACGACTCGCGGCAAACGATGGATCTGGCCTTGGCTGACAATCAAGCCAGGCCGGACTATCTGATGGTTGCCAAGCAGGGCACGACCCGCGAGTCGCTCGACCGCTTCGAGGCGGCGGTGGATAAGAAGCTGCGAGGCAAGAGCAAGACGGGCCGCTTCCTGTCGATGACCGGCGATATCGAGTTGAAGCCATTGCAGTGGCCACCGAGCGACCTCACCGGAAGGTCTGAAATCGTCGAAGAGATCGCAGCGGTGTTTGGCGTGCCTGTCTCGCTGCTCAAGGCGAACGACCCGAACCTGGCAAGTGCCCAAGTGGGATACGCGGCCTGGAAGTCTAACACCATCGCCCCGCTGGCTGCGTTGATCGAGCAGAAGCTCAACGAGCGGCTGGTCCCGCTGTTCGGCCTAGAGGGCGAGGCGGTGCTGGCCTTCGACAACCCGGTGCCGGAGGACCGGCAGTTCGAGATGGCAGAAAGTACAGCCAGACTGAGCAACGGCACGCGCACGATAAACGAGGACCGCGAGCTGCGAGGCGAGGAACCAGTAGAAGGCGGCAGCGAGCCAAGGATCGGCGGCCAAAGCCTGGCCAAGCTCGACGCAGACGCGCCAGCGTTCGAGGTGCCTGGCTTCAGAATCAGACCGCAGGACGACATCGAGCAAGCGGCGACGACGCCCGATCAGACGTTTACCGTGGGCACCGAGATCGGGAAGATGGCCAACGCCATCAACCACCTGGTGCATGAGAACGCGAAGATTCAGGCGGCACTTACAAGGATGCAAGATGAGCAGCAGAAACGGCGACCGACTGAGCCATCTGATACACCAGCAGATGGTAGCGCAGCCCAAAACAATGCAACTCAAAATCCCGCAAGAGGTTCTGGAGCCGATCGTGGCGAAGCTGATGGACGAACGCAGCGCCGCAATAGTCGAACAAGCGACCGAGCTGGTGATGGCAAGGTTGAACGACGCCCAGGCGAAGCCGTCGGAGCCTGCGTCGAACGAGGCGTCGCCATCCTGATAGACGAGGGCATGGACGCCGACCAAGCCGTGGCGGCAGCGGCCGACATGTGCGGCGACCCGAAGCACGCCGAACCGATCAGCCACCGGGCCATCGTATGGAGCAAGGCAGCGGACGACGTAGGCGACGCCGAAGATGATGCCCGCGAAGGCGAGCCGGACGCGCCGCACTTGGAACTGGCCGCCGCGCTTGGCCAACTGCTCGAGGCGCAACGCCAAGCCGTCACCGCCCTGATCGAGCAGCAGACGCCCAAGGCCATGAAGCGACGCAAGCAGCTACCAGCCGCACTAAAACGGGAGCTGGACCGCATTATCGTCGGGCTCGAGCCAGAGTTCGCGGTCCAAGTCGAGCGGGCGATCACCAGTATGATTCAGGCGTCGGGCTCCGCAGCGATCCACCGGCTGGGCGTGGATATCGACTTCGACGTGACAAGCCCCGCGGTGGTGGAGTTCTTACGGGGTTACGCCATCGACCTGGCTGGCAACATTTCGCAATCCACGCTGGCGGTGGTGACGCAGACCATCGACGACGGGCTAACGCAGGGGCTGCCGCCTGGCGACATTGCAACGCGAGTAATGGACACGGGCGAGTTCGCAGCAGGACGGGCCGAAGCGATCGCACGATCAGAAACCGCGCGGGCATACGTCGCGGGCGAGGAGCAAGGCTGGCAGCAGAGCGGCGTCGTGGAGGGGAAAAAGTGGCTCCTGGCGCCCAACGCTTGCGAGTTCTGCAAGGCGATCGCGGCCAAGGTCAATTCCAAGGTGACGCCGCTTGACGGTTCGTTTATAGAAAAGGGGCCGGATGTGTTCCTGACTGGGTCAGAAGGGGGGCGGCTCAACATCAACTACACAGATATCAAAGGCCCGCCGCTGCACCCCAACTGCCGATGCGATATTCAGGCAGTGTTAAAGGACTAAGCAAGGGCACGCCACTGGATGACAAGCAAGGCCACGCATGGAGTTTCGGCAAAGGCGTCCACCCATTGCGGGCCGACTTCGACCGGCGCTACATGCTCGCGTTCCCTGGCACGCGGGAGTGGTGGGTCCACTACTGGGCAAACGTGGCGCCCAAGTGGGTGCCGCCGTCGATTGTGGCCAGATGCGGCATTATGGTTTGGGAACTGAGCAGGACCAGGGGGACGTCACATAAAAGCAACAGCCTAATGGACGAGCTATGCGACTGGATGCCCCACCTGTTCACTAAACAATGGCCCTGGGTGCCTGGAGCGCCCACGACTGACGAGGCGACACCATGCAAAGCAAGCAGCTGATCGGCGAAATGAGCGTCAATTCGGGGGACCGTGCGTTCATTGCCAAGATCACCACCAACGCAGTCGACCGGGACCGTGAGGTCCTGATACCCCAAGGTATGCACAGCGCGGACTACGAAAAGAACCCCATGATCTTCTGGGCTCACGAATACTTCCGGCCACCACTGGGCAAGGCAACGGCCCTGAATAGGTACGACGACCACTGGATGGCACGCGGCGAGATGGCCGAACGCCCAGAAAACCATCCAGAAGCGGCGGAATGGTTCCCCGACACCGTTCTGTCTCTAATGGACCAGGGCGTGATTCGCGGCGTGTCCGTGGGCTTCGATACAATCACAAGCCACAAGCCAACGCCGTCAGATCGTGCAAAATACGGCGATCGGGTCGAAAAAGTGGTCGGCAAATGGAACCTGCTGGAGTTCAGCATCGCGCCGATGCCAGCCAACCAGGACGCACTGATAACAGCGGTGGGGAAGGGCATAATCCACTCAGCCACAGCCAAGGCGGTCTGGGGAATCCAACCGCCGAAGGCACAGAAAAAGACGGCGCGGCGTCGGGCCATGATTGTGATACCCGCCATGCCCAAGGCGAAGGCGAAACCGAAAATCAGACAGGCCCAAGTCGAGAAGGCCGTGGCCGCAGCGATCGCCAAGCGGTGCGGCAGGATCTATTTGTGAGGGCTTGACAAAGCCAGCCACGCGGCTAGGCTTAAGATGAATCGTCTGGCATTGCGTTGTCGGATCGGTTGAAAAGAGTGCCCTGCACCGTCAAAGGTTGGGCGCTTCACTTCTGCACCGTATCGGCTGCACTCGAAGCTTGCGACGTAGGTACATCGCAGTCTAGTACGGACCACGACAAAATGGACACCACCAAAGCGATCAGCCTGGGCTTATTCCAGGCCAGCATTTTGCCGCTATTGCAGCGCGAACACACCACGCCGCGAGCACTGAAAAAAGCCATCGGCGTGTTTCTCAAGCAGGGCGAAGAAGAAGAAGTCCCCGTCGTCAACGAGGACGGCGAGCCGTTGAACATCGACGAAATCATCCTGGTCGGTGCCGCACCCGTTGAAGCCGATGAGGCAGACGAAGCCGACGAGGCAGACGAGGGCGACGAGATCACGGCGGCTAGCTTGAACTCAGCAATACAGCGGGCCGTCGATCGCGGCATGGCCGATCTTAAAAAGCAGGGCGCGAAACGTGCCAAAGGCTTCAAGATCAGCGGCGGCGACTTCCGCAACGACGACCAACGACGCTTCGGATGGCGCGACGCCAGCGAGCAGTTGACCGCTATAAAGTCGGTCGCATTGCAGCGTGGCTTCGATTCGAGGCTCAAGACGCTACCCAAGGGCGCAAAGGCCACCGGCATGTCGGCCCACATCAGCAGCGACGGCGGGTTCTTACTCGCGCCGGAGTTCTCAGACCGCATCATGGAAATCGCACACGCCGAAAGCGATCTGCTGAGCCGCACAGATGCATTCACGACGACCCAGGCCATGCTAAAGGTTAACGCGATCCACGAAACCAGCAGGGCGGCAGGATCAAGGCGCGGCGGCGTGCGCGGCTATTGGCGCGGCGAAGGCGCAACGCTCACAGGCTCGAAGCCGACCTTCAGGCAGATCACGCTCGAGCCGCAGAAGTTGACGGTCTTAATGTACGCCACAGATGAGCAGCTCGACGACACCGGCCCCATATTGGAGCAGCTGATCACGCGCACCGCGGGCGAAGAAATCGCGTTCATGACCGGCGACGCGATCGTCAACGGCAACGGCGCAGGCCAGCCCCTGGGCATCCTCAACGCGGGCAGCCTGGTGTCGGTTGCGAAGGAAACAGGCCAGACGGCGACCACCGTCGTGAAGGCCAACGTCGACAAGATGTGGGCGCGGATGCATGGCCAAAGCAGGCAAAACGCTGTCTGGCTGATCAACCAAGACGTGGAGCCACAACTCGAGGCGCTCGCGGCTGACGTCGGCACCGGCGGCGTGCCCGTTTACCTGCCACCTGGCGGCATTGCAGACACGCCCAACGCGCGGCTGAAGGGCCGTCCGGTCCTGGTGACGGAATACAACCCGACGCTAGGAACCGTGGGCGACATTCTGCTGGTCAATCTCAAGCAGTATCTGTCAGTGACTAAGGGCGACGTACAGGCGGCAACGTCCATCCACGTCCAATTCACCACAGAGGAAACGGCGTTCAGGTTCACCTATAGGGTCGATGGACAGCCCTGGTGGAGCGCCGCGCTAACCCC